TGTGAATCCATTTGTTATTAGGTTAGGGCAGCATTGAATCAATATCTTGTGGTTCTGTCAATACTTTTGTTTCAGAAAAGTATTGGTTCATGATCTTGAGTCCTTCGTTGTGGTAGTTCTCTGCTATACAATACCTTTCTTTGTCTTGAGCTTCCCAGATTGCGTTTGCCGCTTCCAAATACTTCAATGCTTTTCCGTATGCTTGGTCGATTGTCATTAGTAAACCTCCTCAAGTCTTGAGATGTCACCACGCATGATGATTTCAGTCATGTAGTTCCTTTGGCCTCGGCGGTTCTTCTTGATTGTCAGCCTACTCTTCTCCTTGATGTGTTCGATATACACTACTTGGTCAGAGTGCATTCCGATTGCCCGTGATTCGCGGAGTCTTCCTTCGTCGTTCAACTGAGAAGCTGTGAGCATAATCGAGTTATTCTTCAGTGCTGCGAGTTTTAATCTCCTTGCGATCTCCGAAATCTGGCTTTCCCTACCTTCTTCACCATCAGATGAGATAATTTGGAGGTAATCTACGACAATTACATCTGCCCGTTTTTCACCAACGTATCGGTTGATTTGGGCCTCAATCTCGTCAATTTCGGCTACTCCATCCACGATTTCGATGGGTAACTGGTGTAATTTCAACAATGCGGCGTTGATTTTGAGGAGTTCGTGTTGATTTGCGTTCTTGTAATCCTCTGGTTCACGCACCGGATACCCTGCCAAGTTACAAGCCATACGGGTTAGGATGTCTTTTGCCTTCATTTCAAGGCTGAAGAAGAGAACTGACTTGCCTTCTTCAAGATTTGCGAGTGCCGCTTGCACAAGATAGATGGATTTTCCACCACCAGTCTCTGATGCTACTGTCATCATCTCTCCTTTGTGCATCCCACCCTTCAGCGCACGATCTACTTTCAATAGTCCAGTAGGAAAGAAATCCTTTACTGCTTTACCTTCCATCTCATCAATGATTTCGATAATGAGGTCTTTTACTGGTTTCACTTTTGACGTGCGATCCTCGGCACACTTCATTATCGTTTCCGATAATTCCTTCAGATTTGCTTTGCCTGTCCGTAGGTTTGGCTCTTCCTTCTCCATGAGGGTAAGAACATCGCGGTATGCCTTCGTGCGGTGTAGGTGCTTCCGGTAGTCATCTGCCATGTCTTGGCAAACCTTTCCCGAAGCTACCTTCATCGTGCATAATGTGTCATGGACAGATTCTTCACCACCCGCTGCTTCAAGCTGTCCAGTTGCTTCAAGCTCTGCAATGGCGGAAAACGGGCAGCAAACCCCTGTCCGCTGGTGAACCCCTTGGAGCGCATTAAAAACGATTCTGTGGGCTGGTATGGCGAAATAATCGGCATCCCATGTTTGTTGGGAAAGGATGTTTCTGTCGATTGCGATGAGCGACAACACTGCCGCTTCACTCTTTCGTGCTATTGGGACTTTTTTCATTTGGTTATTTGTAGGTATTCTTCAACTGTTGTTTCGTATGGATACATATTTCGTTCTTCCCACCAGTCTAATGGTTGGCATTCGCAATCATGGACATGATCGTTGTGGATATTGCATATGTATTCTTCGCAATGCTCGCATGGTTCCCAACAAGGTTTATTGTTTTTCATTTATTCTCCTCCAAGAATTCTCCATGCTGTTGCAGCCACTGCTGGAACTTGCCCGTTTCCAATGGCTTTAAGTCTGTCCACCCTATCGGCCACCCCATCAGCCATTCGACCCATGTTGGGTTCAACTTCCCACCAGTTACCCCGGTGATTTCTGGGTTGCTTAGAACATAATTGACCCGACCCTGTTCCGCCCAAGATTTGCTCGTTTTCCTTTGGATGTGGTCTGAAGCATTTGGTGTTGGCCACATACTCCGTCCTACAATTGTTTCCAAGTTTGGAAAGCGATTCTTGTTCCAGACTGAATCTGGAGTTATCGTCGCCGCCATTGCAGAACAACTTTTCGGAGTTGGCCACATCATCTCCTGTCTTTTCTTCAACGCTTTCCTGCTGTTGCTTCCCCCATCCAGTCCAGTTGTGTTGGGAGTATGAAAGAAATTTATCCCGTCTGGCAAGAATCCAGATTCGTTCTCTTCTGTGAGGTGCGCCGACATGGTAAGCTCCCACAACTCCCCATCGTGCATCATACCCCATCTCGGAAAGATCGCCAAGCACTCGGTCAAGTCCTCGAAGAGTAAGCATTGGTGAGTTCTCCACGAATGCGTATTTGGGTCGTATTTCGCCAATGATTCGGGCCATTTCTGACCAGAGTCCGCTTTCTTTACCTTTGATTCCCGCGCCTTTACCGGCACAGGAAATGTCGGTGCATGGAAACCCTCCGCAGACGACATCGACCTTTCCTCTCCACGGGTTGCCGTCGAAGGTGCAGACATCATCCCAGATTGGGAACTTTGGCAAGATTCCGTCTCGTTGCCGTTGGAGTAAGACTTCTCGGCAGTAAGGTTCAAGTTCAACAGCACAGACTGTGGTATGTCCGAGAAGCATCCCGCCGAGGATACCTCCCCCTGCTCCTGCAAATAAGTGTAGCTCATTTAATTTTTCTTTCATTTGGTTTTTATCGGTAACGATAATCAAAAGTTGGAGAATCGTTCTGGTTTGGTTGTTGCTGATCGGTTGATCCAGTTTGCGAGGAATGCGCGGCTGAACGGACGAGGTGGGTTAGCGAGTATCCAAGTCCGAGCTTTCTGCGCTTCACGTTCAACGTCCTTATCGGGGTTGAGTCGTTTCAGTTCAGCGATGAAAGCATCATCGACAAGTTTTGGTTTTCTTTTTTCAGATTTTTCTTTTTCTTTTATTTCATTACTTACTTTATCTAATCTTTCTTTATTAGTCACAGGTTTCTCCGACTCGGTAAAATCCCGAATCGGCTTTTCACTGAGTCGGGAATCGTCTTCAACTTGAGGTTCGTCATACACGAAATACTCCCAACCACCGGGATTAACACCGCTATTGGGCTGGCGAAAAACATATCTCTTTGCGATAAGTTCGTTCATGCCAGAAACCACGGACTCGTAACCATCGGTAGATACTTTCGCCAACTGCGACAAATATACCGACCACTTATCCGGTTTGGATAGCAAGTAGCACAAGATGGCCTTCGCCTTGAAGCTCAACTCTGTATTGTTGAGCATCTCGTTTGGGATAACTGTGTAGTTCGCTTTTCTTTTTTGGCGTATGATATTTGGCATATCTTTTTTCACTTAGACCCCTCTTCCCAACTCGCGTCTTCATTCAATACCCACTTCTTGTCTTTGTTGAGCTTCAAGAACCGGAGTCCAACCAGCGTCATAAAAGCGTTGTGAGCCTGTGTTTCTGTAATGCCACAAATATCTGCAACTTCCTTGATATTATTCTCGTCTTCCCAGAAGCCACCATCGTAATTATCAATGACTGCGAATACTTGCTTCTTCTTATCGTCGATGATCGACAATCTGATTATTTCCTTACGAACGAAGATGCCTCCGTTCTTTTCTAATGGATTCATTTTATGAAAGGCGACCCCTTGTAGTGGCGAAGAAATGCGGCAACTGACGCGTGAAGGTGAATAACCACCACAAGGGATCATATAGTTTGTTTGTTAATTTAAATTTCTTCAATCCGGCCTTCACCCCGGATGTGCAATTTCTCGCACGACTGAAAACTACTATAGGTTGTGTTCGATGTCAAGCATCTTTTTTTATCGGTTACGATAATCAGTCCAGCGTAACCCTGCCGATCTCACCATTCGACCAGTCATACATTCTGTTATTGAGTAGTTCCCAAATTTGGTTAGCGTCTTCAGTGGATTCGCATTGATAGGTTGCGCGTTTCTCTCCAACGCCTGTATCGGTCACAACAATATCAAGTCGGATTATTATACTACTATCAGTTCCGGTGGCTACAATGATAGCGGTGTGGTCTGGTTTGATTGCCATCACAAGAATACCATCCTCGTTTTCGTAGGTAGCCATAAACGGGGTGTCCAATGCACCAGATAAAGATATGTTTGCTATCAAGACGGAATGCCTAATTGCTGTAATCAATTTTTGTGCTTTATCGTTCATTTCGTTAGTGTTATCCATAAGCAACCAAAGTATCAAAAAAGTATTGACTTGTCAATAGTCTTGGTTTATTTTTTATGGAAATGAAACATCCATTAGAAACTGCTTATGAATCCTGCATGAGTGCCTACGAGCAATCACGCACGATCCGTTCTCTTGGACGAAAGACTTTCGCCAGCCAGCTTCGTGAAACAAGGAGATTGCTCAAATTGACTGTCCGTGAACTTGGAGACAAGATCGGCGTTACAGGATCACTGGTCAACCAGATCGAAGTAAACTCCAAGAGTATCCTAAAGAAAGAACAAGTCGAAAAAGTAATCGCCCTATGCTACAAAGAAAAACGCCCCTACAGGCAAAAACAGGATTCAAAAAGCGAGGCGGAAAGCTCAGAGCAGTCTCAAGCTCCCGAAGAGTAAAAAATGCCGACTACGAAAAAGTCAAAGCAGAATACTTTGAAGAAAAAAACTACCAATGTGAGATATGTAATGGGCAAGGCACAGACCTTCACCATAAGAAAGGAAGGGGCAAGTTCTTATGTGACAAGTCCTCATTCATGGTTCTTTGCCGCACCTGCCACAACCGCTGCCACCACGAAGTAGGTTGGGCAAGAGAGAATGGATATATAATTTATGACTACAAATAATACGTTTGAATCGCGCATCATCTGCGAAGGAACTGAAGTAACAAATACACCGGAGAAGATTCTGTTTCGTCAGAAGTTCAATCAATGTTGGGTGAAGAAAAGTGACATCCGACTACATGAAACCATTGGACATCTTGACGGAGAGAAAGTAGTTCGTATTGTAGTTCCAGAAGAAGTAGCGAATACCTTGGAACTTGAAGGAATGTTGGATTGATTTATATGGTCGGCGGGTGAGATAAAAACTATATCTGGGTTTTCCCTCGGAGTAGTTTCAATAATACCGAGTTAACCCGGCCTCCATTTTACTGGGAAGCATGGAGTCATGCAGCTAAGTTGCGAGCTTTGAAGCAACCTTGCTTGAGTGGCAAAAAGAGCCAAACGGCAATACATGGGGCCGTCACTAAAACCATGACCAAGAGTAACGCCTTGGCCCAGTATTTACCAATCTCCGTTATCGTCTGATCCGTAGTCATCGTCTGAAGTGGTATCAATTGATACTTCATCCCGCGCCCAGAATCGATTAGTTGGAACTGGTTTATCGTTTCCGATAAAAACGAGTCCATTACGCCGCGCCATTTCGAGGCAGTAAAGATAACTATCTGCCAAGTCGGGCGAAAATCCAGTCCTACCCTTGAAGTCATCTTTGGTTTCCACGGAAATCTTCTTGGACTTAATGGTGTATCGGCGCAGGCAAAGTTCCCTCGACAAATCAGATGATGGCGCAACGCCGAATAGAACTCGGCTCTTGAAGCCATGATAGGCTGAATACCAATATTCACTGACCAACCTATCATAAACATCTTTACACGGGCGTTTATCAACCTCTGCCGCGATTCGGTCGGTAGGTTTACCCATAGATGAGATAAGAGCGATTGCCGCGCCACCAGCATCAAAGCGTAGCCACTCACGAATGATAGCCTGCCCGACTCGCCCACCATCACCAGACACGTCCATACCAAACTTGGATGGCTGCACTCCAGCCGACCTACAGAAACCAACAACTTCCGTAGCCAGTTGGATTTCAAACTCGGCAGCAGCATTAGCCGATAGTTGGATTACCTTTTGACTTTCCAACCACATCACACGATTGCGAGTCCCGCGCACATACCCCAACTTAGCTATTGTCAGAACGCACCTATCCCCACCAACTGTAAATGCAGTATCGAACCCGGCCACCTTGGTAAATCCTTCTGAATCCCAAAGTGGTTCTTCGTTGGTATCTGCATTACGGATCAAGTCAGCGGTGAGAATAGTCTGAGCAAATCCCGACTTCGGCCACCAACCAATAGCGTTACGAACATAGTCGATAGCATTCTCGTCTCCGTAACACTGCTTGAGCATGATCTCCTGTTTCTTCCGATCCATCAAGAATGGGAATGGAGAAGGTTCATTGGCAGGCGCGGCGAAGTTTGGGCTACGCATACCATTGTAGAACAAGCAAACGCCAGTCTCAGTCTCCCACTTATCCATATCTGGATTCACTGCATCAAAGTTAGAAGCACCTTTAGGCATCGCCCAACGAGTGTGAGGATTGTCGCCAGCAGATGGGTTTCCAATACCGATAAAGGTCACATCATTGTTAGCGGATAAGTTGACCTTGGCAGTAATC